ATCACCAGGGGAACAGGTCAGGCCAAGGGTCTACCACAGTGGATAACACTTTAGCACATATGCTTATTATGTCATATGTGATATGTCGCCTATATCACAAACGATATGGATCGCTACCAACTTACGCTTTCATACGAAAGCAGGTTGTGGGTTTAATGGGAGACGATAATCTCACAGGATTCTCAAAAGAATTAGCCTATCCAGAAGTTATGACAGATATCATTGAATCATACGCCGAGTTTGGCCTCACAGTCAAGACAAGTGCAATCAAAACACAATTCAATACTGTACTACCGAGTGTAGTACAGAATTTTGAATTTCTTGGTTGTACTGTCGCGTACAATGAAAAATATGCACGTTATGTGCCATTGCCCAGAAGAAATAAAGTCGCATCGACAATTTTGTATGCCGAAAAGGATTCTAGCATAAGCATCTATGCACAGCGAATAATAGGATTGATGTATATCTCCTACGCTGATGATGTTCTTGCTCCTATTCTTAAGGACATAGCACAGGAATTGATAGACAGTTTTGGAACAAGACTGCCTAATCACCTTATCGAGGAATTGGAGTGGTGTCAACATCACTACTCAAAAAACAAGAACTTGATATGGGGATTAGAAGCTACTTAACGGTTGGTTCGTTTTTACCAAGGAGGAGGCAGGCGTGAAAAGTATGCTTACACGTAAACAGTTTCTCCAAAAACATGCCCAAAAGTATGCAAAAATGTCGAAAAGTGAAAAAGACCAAAGGTATGCCGACTATCTTGCAAATGGTAATGGCGCACCGGTTAGAAGAACCCCAAATTTGGACTCGAAAATGCGGGTGGTACAAGAAATTCAACCGAACCACAAGTTTGGATGGAAAGCCCTTATATCACCTTGCACAGCAATGTACACAAAAGCTCTTACTAACCCATTCGGTCAGTTCGACGAACTACCTTGTATCCCAGATGTCATTACTTTGCCTTCGTATAAATTCCAAACTACCACTCGTGGTAGTTTTAGCGTAGGCAGTGGTGGTGTTGGATTCGTGGCTGGAAAGCCAGGATGTCCAGTCTCTGACTCACCTTGTATCGAGTATACATTACCAACGTTTGCAGGTGGCTCTTATCAGCCAGCTTTGCCATCACCACCAGTGGGGGTGGCTACAGCAAACAATGATTCAGTCTTTACACAGGCTGACTTTCAGGTAAATGGAATAATTGAATCAAGGTTAGTTGGTGCTGGACTTCGAGTTCATTACCAGGGATCTGAGATAAATAGGGGTGGACTTGTAGTTCTGCACCGTCAACCAGGAAATACCGCTATAGCAGGAAATTCAACAGCAGCAACGCTGTTGCAATTCAAAACTAGCACACAAGCACCAGCTACTAGGAATGCAGAGTCTGTTAATTATAGACCAGACACTCCTGGTATGTTGGGGTATGCTGTACCAGTTTTTCCTCAAGCATCAACATTAATGATTTATGTTGAAGGTGGTTCTCCCGGAACGTCGTGGAACTATGAATTCATTCAGTTTTTTGAATTGATTGGAAATCGCCAAAATCCTACTGCTTCACATTCTGACCCTGTTGGAATGGGATCGGCTTTAGGATCGTTACCAGTAAATAATAGTTTGGACCAGCCATGGTACCAAGAAGCTATGAGTATTAGACGTTTGGCACAGAATTTGCAAAAGTCCACATCTGGAATGCAATTTGTGTCGTCAGTCGGAAATACACTCAAAGCTGGTTTTAAAGTAGCCAAGGATATTGTCTCCTCGGACTATGGAAGTTTGCTTGTAGATGTTCCAAATTACTACAAAAAACTTAGTGAACGCGTCAGATACAGGGACACGTTACGCCTTAGGCGCGCCTTCAAGAGGGCCGCTTGTTGAAGAAATTGATTAAAATCTTATTCGGTGACTGGTCGTCCACCGCTTGTGGGTTCTTGACCTTAATCAATACAGACACGGAGGAAAACTACCTCTGTTAACAAAAATATAAAATCTGAATACCTTTTGCGAAATCGCGTCAGATGGCTGCTCACATAAGTGGGTGGTCGCTGCCGAGTCGAGGAAGTGGGGGGGGATAGGTGAAAACTATAGACTGTCAAAAAGACGAAAGTATGAGACCTTTATAGATAATATAAAAAAAAA